GCTTGCCCGAGTTTAGCGGACAAAAGATTACCTGGGATAAGAGCTATATCACTATCGCGTCGGCTCCTGCCAACACGACTAACATTAGCTTTGTTTTCGGCGTTTACTATATCTAAAAAACTATGGCTGCAACAGCACAACTACGAAACGCAAGCGCCGTCCTAAATTGGTACAACGAGCAGCCGCAGGCTGCCTGGAAGATCTTTAGGTTTTCAGTAATGGCTAAAAACATTACTGGCGCTTATGACGGTAAAAGCAAGGACGAGGGATACGAAAAACTACAAACAGAGCTTTCGTATATTTCGCCAGACGACTACAACAATTTTGTTCTCGGTCTATACAACGACAAGGATAAAGAAAGAGTAGCGCCAGCGATCAATAAAGTTTTTGTGCTAAACGAAGCGCCGCTAGGTATGATCGCAGGCTACGGCGTAAGCAATCAGCAAGCCCAGGTAAATAACGAGATATTAAACGAGATCCGCGCACTACGAGCTGAACGAATGGCCGAACTGGAAACGGACGACGAAGAAGAAGAAGAAGCAGAGCAGCCAGTAACGCCGTCCAGTATTTTAGCCGGTATGCTACAGCAACCACAAGTTCAACAAATGTTAATAGCAATGTTAGGAAGTATTGTTAGCAGCTTTTCAGCGCCTAAAGTGCAGCACGTAAGCGGCACCCAGGACGTGGAGCAAATTATTCAAACACTATTTAGCAAAGGGGTAACAGCCGACGACCTGGCTAAGCTGGCAGCAATGCCGCAGGCGCAGATCGCTATGCTTTTATCAATGCTTAGAAAGTAATGGCAGGCAAGATAAAAATATCAGCTACAGACGTGCTACTGGTAGGCGGCGGCTTACTGGCCTTTACAGCTATTAAGCGCCTGTTAATCGCAGGCGGGATCGCAGCAGGGCCAGGCACACAAAGCGCCAGCCAGCAAATTACTGATCCGGGAAGCTACTGGAAGCCGCAATACTATAAACGTACTGGCGGGATCTTAGTAAGACGAGCAACGGCCGAGCAACTGGCTAGACAGATCCACAATGCTTTTGGAGTATTCCAGGACGACTTTAACGCTGTAATGGCGGCTTTTAGCCAGGTTAAGACAAAGGCTGCTGTATCTTTTTTAGCCGATGTATTTCAGCAGCGCTACAAAGAAGATCTACTGACTTTTTTAACTAACGGCGGCGGCATATTACCCTGGGACGGATTAAGTGATAGCCAGCTGCGCACATTATTAACGTACACAAACAGATTACCAGCACGATGAAAAAAAACATATTGCCCTTACTACTGATCGCCGGCGCTGCTATAGCGTTTATGGCCTTTCGCAGACGGCCCAGGGTAACCGTTGAAGCAGGCCCAACAGAAAGGATCACTGAGCAGGAGTTCGCGGCGCCTGTAGATATGCCGCCAGCTAGGCAAACAGCTGTAGATATCGGCACAAAGCTGATCAGTAATTTATTTACAAAGAAGCCTGGCGCAAAAGCCAGGGGCACGGCTGTAAAAAGAGCCGTAAGGACTAAGACAGCAACCAGGGCGCAGGCAAAGGCTGTAACAAAGCAGCTTTCTAAAGGTATTCGCGTGGCCGGTTTTGGCGATAACGTACTTGTATAAAAAACGACAATGAAAAAAGGAACTATACTATACCTGGTAGCCGCAGCCGCAGTGTATTATTACTTTATTAGGCGCAGAAAAGTTAGCGGCAAGACGGCACCTAGCGCAGAAAGCGCAGCCAGCACAGCCCGACAATTGGTCGCAAATATCGTCGATCAAACGACTTTCATACCTGACGAGACCACTATGCGCCAGGAATACGCTAAAGATCAAAAACTTTGTAGATAATGGCCTGTGTAAAATTCATAACAGAAACAAAGATATTTCAGCAATCTGGCCAGACGGATACGAACGCTAATAGCGTTATATTCGTCAATCAAGGAACTAGCAACGTAACCGTTGACGGTTTTTTGCTTACGCCTAACCAGTCCTGGAATATCACTGGTAACCGCGACGAGATCAATGTTAAGGTATATAGCTTTAATTTTAGCGGCACCGGTACTAATCAACTGACAGTAATACTTAAACGATACGTTTAATGTTCGTTAATTTTAATATATTAAACCAGCTTGGATCGCCAGCTATCAATAGTAATACGTTTGCTAACAGGCCCGCCGCAGGACAGACAGGCCGGCTCTTTGTTAGTACCGATACTTTTGAGATCTACCGGGATAATGGTACGACCTGGGATCTAATTGGCGGCCCAGGATCTAGCACAATTACTGGAACGGGTACGGCAACGCAAGTGGCCTATTTTACCAGCTCCCAGGCAATTGGATCTAGCGCAAATTTATACTGGGATAACACAGCCGGCGCGTTAGGGATCAATACAGCTACACCAGGCGCCGAGCTAGACGTACACGGCACCGGGATAATGGTGCAGCTAAATTCAACTACTGCAACGGCTAATAGCTTGCTGGCTTTTCAGCGTAGCGGTAGTGGTTTATGGCGAATAGGCGATGTGTACAATGGTGGCAGTAATTACTTTGAGATCTTTAATACTGCAGGATCAAATACACCTGTAAGAATAGACGCCAGCACCAGTAACATAGGACTACAAGGCGCACCGGCCGCAGTAGAAACGCTGCGAGTAGTGGGAGCCAGTACGTTTGAGGATACTTTTACGCAAGCGGTCGGAACTGACAGAAAAGGGCTTTGGAGCCAATTAACAACGACTACGCCAAATGCAGCCAGCTATACGGCTGGAATGGCTTACACAGCATTAGCTGCTTATCATCTTAATATTGTACAAGGCAGCGCAACGGTACCCAATACGGTAATAGTCGGCGGTACGTCTAGCGGCGCTTTGCTACAATTTACTGGAGGCGGTACGCTAATTATCAATCAAGGCAGCACCGGCGGCTTACGTTCTTTTGCTGCTGTGCAGTCGCAGTTTGCTTTTTTACCGACGCAGCCTTTTACCAATGTAACACACGTTAGCGGCTTTCACGCTTACGCGCCCTATTATGTAGGCGCAAATAATCCCACAATAGATAACTATTATGGCATAGCGTTAAACGCCAGCACAGAATATACGGCATTAACAATTACTAATCGCTGGGGGGTTTATCAGGCTGGCGCAAGCGACTTAAATTACTTTGCGGGAAATAGCCTTTTTGGTACTACGACAAACGTGGGTGCAAAAATATCTATCGCTGGTTATATGTATATCAGCAATAGGCCGCTGGCACAAATAGTATTTAATAGCACTGGCAGTTATTATGGACAGATACAAAACGACGCAGCCGATAAATGGAGTTTTGCAAGAAATTTTACAAACGACGGAACATTAGGCACGCCAATAATGACGTGGGACGCTGCTAATATACGAGTTGGAATAAATACCAGTAGCCCTAATTCAATTTTTGAGGTTAAAAGCACTGGTACTGGATCAAAAACATTAGTAGGTGCTTTTCGGGATAGTTCTACAAATGGTAACGGAATAGAAATTTACAATCAAGATAATTTATCAAGCATATATTCTACATACTATAGTAGTGGAAGCAATCAAGATTTAGGATTTTTTACAACTACTAACACTGGTACGCAAAATGAAGTATTGCGTTTAACCAGTACACAAAGAGTAGGAATTTCAACTAGCACGCCACAGTATAAACTAGATATTACTAACTTGGGTTATGGAGTGCAACATTATGGCGATGTAAATAATTCTTTAAGGACTTATGCTGGAAGTACATACCAAATAATTGAGGCAACAAATTCAGGTACAGTAAATCAATTTGGATATTTTGGAGGCGGTTTTTTTATTGATACGAGTTCAACTGCAAGATTTAGAATAACTACTGGCGGAAATGTTTTGATAAATACAAGTACTAATACTGGTCAAACTTTACAAGTTAATGGAACTGCTACGGCAAGTGAATTTAACACGTCGGAAGATAATTTTACAAATGTTACAAGCGGTGGAACTGCAACATTATTTACAGTAGCAGCGAGCCAAATGTATCTATGTTATGCAACGCAAGGCGCAACAAATAAACAAGTTACATTTACCGTATCTGTACCAGAGGGCGGAACAACAGCGGAAATAGGTATAATTAGTACAACTGGCGCATCATTAGCAATTACAGCAAGCGGTCTTAATGTTCAAGCAACAAATACAGAAGCATTTACAGTAACGGTAAAAACTACTTACATAAGAATAAAATCATAATAAAATGGGATATTCAATTCAGCCAGTACAAATCTGGACTAACGGACAAGCAAGCAGCGGCAATTTTATTGACGCAAGCATTGTAAACGACAATCTAAGCAACTACGCGCAGTTTTACTGGGTTATTAGCAGCGTTATTACCGATAGCGAGGGTAACGAAACTAAGCAATCTTTAGCGCAAGGCAATACCAGTATATCGGGCGAAGATTATACCGCTTGGGGGCAAGCTGGCGATGTTAATTTAGCCGCTTATGAGTATATTTGTACGCAATTAAATTTAACCTTAATACCTTAAAAAAATGGCAAACGTAACTGAACTAAAGGCCCAAGCCTACGACCTACTGGCAAACATTGAATTTTTGCAATCTAAGCTACGCGAGGTTAATATCGCAATAGCAGAAGAAACTAAAAAACAGCAAGAAAGTGGATCTCAACATAGCGACGATAGTAATTAGTAGTATTTGCAGCTTTGTGGCGTCCTGGGCTGTACTTAACCAGCGTGTAAAAACGCTCGAAGAAAAGCAGGCTAAGCACGACGACCACGGCGAGCGCCTGATCAGGCTGGAAACCAAGCTCGATATACTCATTCAGCAATTTAAGCGCAGTAGCCTTTGAAAACACAGCTCATACGACTAGCAGACGTAGCCTATATCGGGCCGTTTATGCTGTATGCGGCCACTAAACTAAAAGGCCAGGATCGGGCAATAATGACAGTCCTGGGCCTTGCAACAATTATCTATAACGGAATAAACTTTGTGAAAAATGAAAAAGCTACTTAAAAACTGGAAAACGACCTTTTTTGGCTTTGCCACAATCATTGGCGGCGTGGCCGCTATTCTTAAAGGCGACCTAGTTACTGGGATCACTACAATCGGAGCCGGGCTGGGCCTTACAGCGGCTAAAGATTTTGACAAAACAGGGCTGTAATGAATGAAAGGAACAAAGAACTATATCATTGCCCTGGCTATTGTGGGCTTAATCTTACTATCTACTAACGTGAGCGCAGCTACTCTTATAGCAAAATTCGAGGGCCTAGAGCTAAAAGCCTACCAGGACAGCGCAGGCATTTGGACAATCGGCTACGGCAATACGCGCAATCCCTATACTGGCCTGCCTATTAAAAAAGGCGATACAATTACAAAAAAAGAAGCCCTGGACTGGCTGCGCATTACTGTAGCTGCAGCAGAGGGCGAAGTCAAGCGATTAGTAAAGGTGCCGATCAATAATAACCAGCAACTAGCGCTGGCCAGCCTGCTATTTAATATAGGCGCTGGAGCGTTTGCAAGATCAACGCTGCTTCGCCTGCTAAATAGTGGCGCCGACAAAGCCGCAGTGGCAGCCCAATTTTTACGCTGGAATAAGGTAAAAGGAAAAGAGGTAACAGGGCTAACAAGGCGAAGAAAAGAAGAAAGTAGGCTATTTTTATCTTAAATAGCTGATTTTTATACATTTTAGGCAATCTACTCAATTACAGAGTAGATTTTTTTTTGTTTATATGAACTAAAGTGCTATAAATTTACAAACGACAAACGACTTTACTAACCTTAAATTATCGGAACTATGGCAATCCTAAGCGACCGTGCCGCGTACATACGCGAGCTGGAAAACAAAATTAAGACACTACAGTTTTTAGGCAAACACCTGGACGACGCCAGGATTAAAATTGAATTTACCTACAGCTGCGGCAGCCGCGCCCAGGTAGATCAATCGCTGATCCCTTTTAACCTTGGTATGGAACTGCGACTACTAATTGGCGAAAGCATTGACCACTACCAGCGCACAATTACAAACATTCTAACAATACCAGATGAAATCGGCTAAATTCTTACTAGAGCTATTATTTTTAGTTTTAGTATGCCTGCCAGTATTTTGCCTGGCCTATATTCTTATTGAAATATCTTTTTTATTCTATAACCTAAAAAAAACCCTAAAATGGAAAATTACAATTTACCAGCGTTCCCGCCACAAGTAGCCCAGGACAATCTCGGTCGTATCATTGCGCCAATCCCTGGAATGACTAAGCTAGAGTATTTTGCTATCCAGCTGCTACCTACCTACCTGGAGCTGGGCAAAAAACACCCACTAGCCGACAAAGGCGAGCCGATCACACCTATACAAGCTGCGATCATTACTGCAAAAACATTACTAGACCAATTAAACGAAAAGCAAAATGAAAAAGATACTCTACAGATTATTGAATAGCCCTAAATTTTGGCTACTGATCATTTTTACTTTTATGCTCTGGCTATCTAGCTACTGGAATATGTAAAAAATAATGGCAAACGACGTTCGACTAATTACTGCGCTGCTTAAGGCCAGACGATACGACGCTAAAAATAGACCACCTGCGCAAGAGCCTATTTTTACAATCCAGGGCAAAGTAGTGGGCTGCCTGCAGAGCTATATTGTATTTTCGGGCCTGCCTAAGGCCAGCAAGTCAACATTTGTGGGAGCTGCGGCAGCGTCAGCCTTGGTGCCGCCCTTTCAAGGAATTTGGGGAATGAAACTGCAGCTGCCAGTCAATCGGCCCAGGATCGGCTATTTTGATACTGAAATGAGCAGCTTTGATTTTTACCGGCAAATAGATAAGATAGTAAGCCTGGCTGATAAGCAAAAGTTACCTGATTATTTTGACGCCTATAGTATGCGAGAAGATATGCCTAGCAAGATCCGCATAATGATTGAGCAGTATTTAATCGAAAACAAGGACTGTAGCTGCCTTATTGTGGACGGACTACTGGACTTATGCCTGGACTACAACGATCCCAAAGAAACGCGCCTAGTAACTAACTGGCTAAAGCGGATAACTAAGCAATACGATATTTTGCTGATCGGCGTACTGCACCTGGGTAAAGGACACGGCGAAACGCTGGGCCACCTGGGGAGTAATACTGATCGCTGGAGCCAGTCAACAATGATCGTGGAAAAAAATAAGGACACTAGCCAGTTTGTACTGAAGCCTAAATACATACGAAGCGACGGCGATTTTGAGCCTGTCGCCATAATGAACTACAACGGACGCTGGAGCCAGGTGCCTTACATTGAGCCAGCACCGCAGGTACCTACAAAAAAGAAAAATTAACCTGGGAACAGAGGCAACTGAACAGCAATAATTATGGAACAGAAAAACAACAGCGGAAGCCTTTACAAAAACACAAAGGACAAGCCCACGCAGCCGGACTACACCGGCACGGCCACCATTGCCGGAAAGCAGTACCGTGTTAGTGGCTGGGTAAACAAGAGTAAGGCCGGAGCCAATTATTTGCGCGTCTTATTTAGTGAGCAGCAAGCCCAGGATCTAAACGCGGCGGCTAGCCAGGCCAGTATGCCTATACAGCCAAAGAGCAGCCACGATCTTGTGCCAGACGATCTACCTTTCTAAAAAAAAGCGCCAGGAGCGAAGCTCGACTGGCGCAGACAAACGACTGCGGAACTGGCCGCGAGTCACCTGTATTCAATGCTAAAATAGTACAAAATGAGTAAAAAACTGGAAACGGCGATAGTTTTTTTTAAGCCTGGCACCAAGCGGCCCAGGAAATACCGAAATATCACTAATAGGCTCAAATTTGGCCAATTTTGCGCCAGTTGCGGCGCCTGGTATATTAACTGGTATGACAAGGAAACGGCCAATTTTGAGGGCCGCACGTGGCTCATAAGCGATTTTGAGAAAAAGTAGTATATTTATTTTCTCATAAGCAGTTGGTTTAGGGTTTTTTAAGCAATTCGGCCTGGCGTTTCAACGCCGGGCCTTTTTTGTACCCTTTACAAGACATTGCTTTTATTAAATAAAGGTGAATACAGGTGAATGTGGATATTTTGAGCTTCGAAAATATACAATATATCAGTTTTTTTCACTAACTTCGCCAGAGACCGCGCAGCGGCCCTACAGAGCCGCGCGCGGGCTCGGCGAAAAGTTACAAAAAAGGAAAAGTTTTGAAATAGATTTTTTTGTTTGACTTTTTAATCTTATTTTCGGTAACGACAAACGACAAGGATCTAAAAGGCCGCAGCACATTGTAAATGCGGAATATCTTACTACTGGTAGGCGGCGCAGCTGCACTGTTTTTCTTATCACGCTATCGCTTCGGGCAAAGAGCGATATTTTCACTACGATCACTACGCCCAGGCGGCACGTTGTTCGCACCGGTATTTAACGTGGAACTG